TTTCAAGGCGAGCAGTGGAGTTTAAAACATTCCCCACTGAAAGCCCTATTGAGCCTGGCAGCTACATTTATGTTCAAACCGATCAGAATCAATGGGATGATTTCCGTAGTGGCATTGTCGAGGCAGACGGTAAGCTCAATACTCCATTGGCAGAAGATCCAATTAACGGCTCTTATACGGCGCTTTTGTATAGTGGCAGTCCCAAAGAAGGAATTGTCAAACTTTCAGTGTCAGTGACAGACAGTCAATCAGCATCATTCGCTCCTTATGAAGGATGGCTATTTGTCTTGGGCAATGCAGTGACAACAAAGCGTGTTTTCCGCGTGACAGAAGTGACAATGGAAGAAGAAGGCGAAATTACCGTAAGAGCTATTGAGCATCCATGCGAAGAAATTGGAGGACAAACGCTTTCTTGGATTGTGCGCTTTGATCAGTCTTTGTACCGCATTGATTAATCATTCTTGAAAGTGCTAAGATTAAAACAAAAGCTTTAAGACGATGCCCTTTTATACTGGCCGCACTGGCAAATTAAAGCTTGGCGGAAGCGAGGTGTCCAAGGTGCGCAATTGGACGTTAGATACGTCTGTAAACATGCTGGACACCACAGCTCTTGGAGACACTGCTAACACCTTCACTCCTGGCCTGTTTAGTGCCACAGGTAGCGCTACGTTGTCCTATTACAACGGTGACACTACTGACGTGACAAATCTTCTTGAAAAGATTGCCAAGACTGGCGCCATTACTGATAGTGATGAAGTGACGCTTACGTTTGAAGTGGGAACAAGTCAGCTCTTTACGGCAGATGCTTTTATTAATAGTGCCAGCATCACATCGTCCACCGATGAACTGACTACTGTTTCATTTAACTTTACTATTAATGGCCCGTTAACTACTGTTACACTCTCTGGCACTACTTGAACCATTGCCAATTGATCATTTGCATTGTCCGTACAATGAAAGCATAGTCGCTGAAGCGAGATGACATTTTTTGTTGGCCACACTGGAATTGTTAGGCTTCAGCGCAACGCCAGCAGCAGTTTTCCTGCTGTAATTTCGCCAGCAGATATTAATACCACTCTCAATAGGTTTAGTTTTGAAAAAAGCGAAGATAATTTAATTACTGGAGATCTGATCGAAATATCAACAACAGATGCAAGAGGGATAGACTTTCTTCCATCGTCCTTTTGGGGATTACCCGAAGGGCAAAAGGCCAACAACGCAAGGGCGGTCGTCAATGTTAATAATGTTGGCGGCATTCGTCTTTATCGCAACTTTGCTGATGCCATCAATAATGTTAGAGCTGAAGAAATAACACTATCTGCTTTTAACGGTGCTGATCTGGAGGTTTCTATTGCTGTAAGAGATACAAGGTACAATACGCTTGGAAGCGTCACCTCTTTTGAGATTAATACAGACAGAGGGGCGATGGAGACAACAAGTTTATCCGATGTATTTAGACAACAGTATTCTGCAGGGCTATTAAGTGGCAATGGCAGCATTGAATGTTTATTTAGTTATGAAACAACGGGCGTTTCCGAGACTCCGTTATTATTACTTCAAATTATTGATCGTCTAGATATAGGAAGCAATTTCAAGGCGCTTCTTTCCTTGTCATCCGTCGAAAAAACTTCTTCTTTTACTGAAGAGGTGTATTACGAAGTGGAGGCAGTGATAACAAGAGCTGGTGTAACAGTGACAGCAGATTCGCTTGTTTCCTGCTCCGTTGACTTTGTGACTACCGGCGAATTTAAACTTCGCATTGGCGTGCCGTCAGAATATATTCTGAAAGAGGACGATGACGCTATTTACCTTGAACAGAGTCTTGATTATCTCCTCCAGGAAGTAACGGACTGATAATAGCTATTATCGTTTAAGACTAGACTGTATTTAGCTTTGCCCTTCTGAGAGATGGCCGATCAAAGAATCACGGAACTTGTTGAACTCTCCCAAGGGGCAGTTGCTTCTGGCGACGTATTGCCGATTGTAGACATTAGCGCCAGTCAAACCAAGAAGGTGCAGGTAAAAAACCTAATTCAGGCTGGATTTAATTTAGCGGATTCCTCGACATTAGATATTGCAAAAATCAACCAAAGTAGCACTACAAAGATTGGTGCTACTGCCATCGCGGATGGCGCCATTACCTATGCAAAAATTCAAAACGTTAGTGCTGCAGACAAGCTTTTAGGGAGATCTTCTGCTGGCAGCGGCAACGTTGAAGAGATTACTTGCACTTCATTTGCTCGCACCATTCTTGACGACGCCGATGCCGCAACGGTTCGTACCACTATTGGCTTGGGGGTTGTTGCGACTGGCAATACAGTTAACACTGCTTTAATTGAAGACGAGAGCGTTACCAGTGCAAAATTAGCAAGCGGCAGTGTAACCACTGTCAAGATTGCGGATAGTGGCGTAACAAACGCAAAGCTTGCCGCGAATTCAGTCGGCAGCATACAACTAGTTGTTAGTGGCGTAACTGCAGGAAAACTGGCTGCTGACGCTGTAGTCACCGTCAATATTGCTGACAATGCAATTACGGGCACAAAAATTGGAGTCGCTGCGGTCAGCGGCGTTCACATCGTCGATGGAAGCATTACGCAAAGCAAGCTAGCAAGTGGAAGCATTGCTACTGCTTACATCGCCGATAGCGGTGTTACGCAAGTAAAACTTGCCGCTAATGCAGTAGCCACTGTAAATATTACAGACGGGAATGTTACTGCAGCGAAACTTGCGTCTGGCTCCGTTACGCTTGCCAAGCTTTCTCTCTCCTCTGGCGAACTTTCTGGCACTCTTATTACTGCAAGCTCTATACCTTCTGGAAGCTATGCAAGTGGTTCTATTCCCACTGCTGCCATCGCGGATAACGCAGTCACTTTTGCAAAAATTCAACAAGTGGCTAGTGGAGTACTGCTTGGCAGGGCTTCTGCGGGAAGTGGAAATATTGAAGAGATTACGCTTACTGCTGCTGGCAGAGCATTGTTGGATGATGCTGATGCGAGCGCTCAGCGCACAACGCTCGGCCTTGGAACGCTAGCTACGCAAAATGGCACATTCTCCGGCACATCCACTGGCACTAATACGGGTGATCAAACCATTACTCTTTCGGGAGATGTTACTGGCACAGGAACAGCCGGATTTAGCACCACTATTTCTAATAATGCTGTAACAACAGTCAAAATTTTTGATAGCGCTATTACAACTGCAAAGATTGTTGATAGCGGAGTTACTGCAGCAAAACTTTCTGACAACTCTGCTGCAATTGTCGCTGGTTCCACTCCTACAGGTGACGGTGATTTTATTGGTCAGCAATGGCTTAATACAAATACTGGCGTTGAATATACTTGGACTGGTAGTGTTTGGCAGCGTCAAAGTGGCCTTTCGACAACTGTCGTTTCAGGAGATACTGTTTACAGTTTTGCCACTTCCTATCCTGATGCTTTTAGCGCCTCCATTGTTCCTTCTTTAAATACGCAAGTTGCTACACGCTTCTTTGCTGGTCCAGCCAGTGGAAGTGCAGATGCAGCTCCTACTTTCCGGGCTATCACGGCTAGCGATCTTCCAAAGGCCACCACCAGCGATTTAGGCGTTGCTCAAGCTGGCACTGGACTCGTTACTGTCAGTGGCGTTTTTAATCACGCCAACAGCGTGGCATCTGGCACGTATTACAAGGTGACAGTAGACGCGCAGGGACATGTAAGCGCTGGCGCAGCCAGTCTTGTAGCAGATGACATCCCTGCTCTTTCTGCAAGCAAAATTACCACTGGCACCTTTGGAAGTGGGTTTATTGCAGACGAATCAATTCTTGCTTCTAAGCTTGCCAACTATTCTGTTAGTCAGTTTGGCGAAGCGCCGCCTGTAGCAGATTTTATTGGGCAATTCTTCTTCAATCCATTGGAGAAAGACCTCTATCTATGGGATGGTAACGTTTGGAATCCAGTTGGTATTAGCGTTGGTGAGATTATTTTTGGTGGCACTTATAATGCTTCTGGAAACACGATTGCAAGTGTTAGTGCTGATGGTGCTGGAATTGGTCTTTCTGTGGGACAACCACTACCGGCTGCATCGACCACTTTTAATCGTTATTACGTTGTAGTTGCTAGTGGTGGTACTGGCACTTCACCAGCTCCTGAAACTATTCTGCAGCCGCCCGATATTCTTCTTTGCAATGGCACAGCGTGGGTAGAGCTTGATGTTAGTTCTACCTATCTATCGCAAACTGCTTCTAACGTAGCTTTTGCGCCAGCAGGAACCATTGGAAGTACAAACGTCCAGTCTGCTATTGAGGAAGTAAACACTGAATGCCGCAATGTTAACAATGTGGCTAGTGGCATTTTGGCCACTGGTTATGGTGGCACTGGAATTAATTCTTACACCAAAGGTGATATTCTTGTTGGTAGTGGCACCACATTAGTTAAGCAAGCAATTGGAACTAACGGACAAGTGCTCACTGTTAATTCTGCATTTGGCGCTGGTGTTCACTGGGTTACGCCAGCGAGCGGCACTGTTCTGTCGGTGAGTGTTAATTCTCCGCTCACTGTTGTTAGCGGCACAACAACGCCCGTCATTTCTATTCCTGATGCCACGACTAGTGTACGTGGCACTGTTATTCTTACTGATTCAACAAGCACTACTAGCTCTTCACTTGCTGCTACTGCCACTGCAGTGAAGAGCGCCTATGACTTAGCTAATGCTGCATTACCCAGAGCGGGTGGTACCATTGCTGGCGAAGTAGTCATTGGCAGTGCAGGTACGCTTCTTTTTGAAGGGGCCAGTGATGACGCTTTTGAAATTCAACTTGCTGCGGCAGATGCCACTGCAGATAGAACAATCACGCTTCCCAATGTCACAGGAACCATTGTCACAACTGGCGACACTGGTACGGTTACTAATTTAATGCTTGCTGGCAGCATTGCTGATACTAAGCTTTCTACAATTTCCACTGCTGGAAAAGTTAGCAACAGCGCCACTACTGCTACCAGCGCTAACACTGCTAGTGCAATTGTTGCTCGTGATGGTAGTGGCAACTTCTCTGCTGGCACCATTAACGCCACCGTTGATGAAGGCACGTTCTAATCATTAAAAAACAAAAGCCTTTTAGAATTGCGAAAGACTAATTAGTCCTCTTGATTTTGAAAGGCTTTTAATTATGGCTGGCGTTCTTCAGCATTTACGTTCCTCGACGCTGGATAAGCGTCCCAATCCTGCTTCCATGGTTGATGGGCAAGTTGCCATTAACTATGCAAGTGGAAGCCCTGGCATGTTCTTTAAGGACAGCAATGGCAATTTAGTAAAAGTGGGGCCTGTACACGTAGGCACGACTGCGCCTAATGTTAGTCCTGCAAGCGGCGGCACTGCTGGCAATTCCAAGGGTGAGCAATGGCTTGATACTACCGGCGACACCTATGTGTTCAAGGTGTGGGACGGTGGCGCATGGCGCAGCGAATCCGGCACGTTCGTGGACGTCAACGGCGACGTAATGACCGGCGCGCTCGGCATCATCGCCGGCTCGGCTGGATCGCCAGGGCTCTACTTCTCGGGCGACACGAATACGGGCCTCTATTCACCCGGCGCAGACCAATTAGCCATCTCGACTAATGGCACTGGGCGGTTGTTTGTTGATAGCAGTGGAAACATTAAAGTATCTATTGGTGAAATTTCTCAAACTTCTGCAACTAGTTATATCCGGATTGATGGTGGAGATGGTGCTGGTGCAGGTGCGAACATTCTCGCATTTGGCCAGTCACATGGATCGGCGGCCGGAAGGCTTGTGCTCACTGCAGTTGGCTCTGAAAGTATGCAGTTTGGCGCAGGTGGCGCCGAGCGCATGCGCCTCACTTCGACAGGTGCTCTAGGTCTGGGGACTTCTAGCCCAGATGCGAATAGCCAACTGCATATTGTTGGTAGCTCTTATCAACCGCTCTATGTCAATACCACCACCGCCGGCGGCGGTGGCACGGTATTTCTTCAATCAGGCACTCAAGCTCTTTATACCGGAACCGCTGGTTCAAGTTGGCTTAGTGGATCCGCAGCTACCGATGGGCTTGTTCGCGCAGAAGCAAATCTAATTCTTGCCACGAATGGAAACACACGTGCAGTAACTATTGACTCGTCACAGCGCGTAGGGATTGGCACTACTTCAGTTAGCACTAAGCTACACATCGTCAGCAATGGCGCTGGTGGTGATGTTTGGGTTGCAAATGGTTCAGGCCAAAACTGCCTACTGGAGATGGCAGGGAACGGAAATACCCCGCAAACCAGCAGTGCTTTATACGGTCAAGATTCCTCTAACAATGTCTATGGGGGATGGGCGCGAGGAGCGCATCCTGTCTTGTTTGGTACAAACGGGACTGAGCGTGGCCGCTGGGATTCAAGTGGTCGATTTTTAGTGGGCACGTCTTCTAGTTCTGCCGAGGCTAAATTTATCGTCCAAGGTGGAACTACTGCTGCCGGTGGAGCAATAAATATCCAGCGGAACGCAACTACTGCATCCGCTGGTAGCACGATTGGCTATATCAGCTTCGCCAATTCTGCTAACGACGCTGGCGCATTTATCTCTGCGAACGGTGACGGTACATGGACCGCTGGTACTAGCCATCCAACGTGCTTAGTGTTCTCCACTACTGCCGACGGAGCGAGCAGCCCTACGGAGCGGGCAAGAATCACTCAAAGAGGTGCCTTTAAGGCTACAAATACTGGTAGTTATATCAACTCTACTGCCGCTTTTCACGAATTTGTTAATAACGCAGATGATATCGTATCTGTATATATAAGGTCCACAGCCGCCAGTGGTCAGCAATACGGTTTATACATTGAAACAGCAAATGATCAAAATGATGGTACGCGCTTTTTTCTGCAGTGTGTTGGCGCAACGACGGAAAGAGCAACAATTCGGTCTAATGGTGGCATAGCTAATTACAGCGCCAATAACGTCAACCTTTCTGACCGCAACGTCAAAAAGGACATCGCGCCTGCCGCTGGCACATGGGACTGCTTAAAAGAATGGGAAATCGTCAACTTCCGCTACAAGGACCAGTCAGACGAAGCCGACTTGAGCATGGGTGTAATTGCCCAGCAGGTGGCGGAAAGCTGCCCGGAAGTGATTACCGTCTTCCAAGAAGCCAAGGAAGCAACTGAGGACCAGCCTGCTCAGGAAGAGCGCATCGGTGTCAAAGAACAGCAGATGATGTGGATGGCCATCAAGGCACTGCAAGAGGCGCAGCTCCGTATCGAAACCCTGGAATCCGAGATGGCTGCTGTTAAAGCCCAGCTCTCGTAGTCCTACTCACTAAAAGGGTTGCCGGGGGGTCGATAGCCACTGCGAGGCCCCCTGTATTCCCCGACCAGCGGGTCTTGTATTGCAGGATCCCCGGCACAAAAAAGCCCGCTCTAAGGCGGGCCAGTGGTTAGTTCAAGTTTTCAACTGCCCAAGCAAGCAACTCATCTTTGATCCAAATCCCATGAATCCATCCCGACTCCTCAAAAGAAAGATGCGGGGCGTACTCAGGTCGTTCGGTGTCTTTGATGGTTTCGAGCCAACCACCACGGCGATGCAGCTCGTCTCGAACAGCCTTAACTGTGCGGTAATTCATTTTTCTAGGTGCAGTGGGGATCTCTCCCCTTAACACCACTATAGCACATTGGGTCTAACCTGTCAAGTACATGAGACTCGGTAGTCCCCTTCACTCGTATGCTTGACGACATTACACCGGAGGAAAACGAGTGGCGTTTCAAAGTTTGTCTTGAATGGATCCACAACTTGACCCGCGAAGAGCTGGTAGAGTTGATGGGCGAAGAATGGCTTACAGACTACCGCGCCAATTTCCTTAGTTTTGGGCAGATGAGTTCACATCATTTTCCAGATTTTTATTACGACCCAAGCGAAGGCATCTACCAGCACTACGCTTGGGCCAAGAACGGCAAAGTCCTGCTGTGCAACGACTCCGATGGTGAGTACGAGCAAATCTTCGGTAGCCGTGAGGAGCTTCAACGCTTTGTTGATCACCTGATGGAGGTAGCCGACAAAGCTTGGCCTGACCCCGATCTTTGTGTTGACATCGCAGAAATGCTTGAACGGTTGCAGGAGATCAATCCCGAGCAGTACGCCTGGTGGTACAGCAAGTTGTACCCCATTGATGGCTCAATTGGTGATGAGTGGACTAGGTACACACTTGTGACCTTGCGGAACCTTGTCCGCTGGAAACCCCGTTAGTCCACGTCACTACTAGCTCTGGCTGTTTTCCGAAGAAACCGCCTTTCTTTTCATTGCTAAACTAACAAAGACCATTCTTTTTAATCATGGCAATTACTTATCAATGGGCGGTGGCCAATATGGACCGCACGCTTTCAAATGGTTACGTGGGCACTGTTCACTATACGATCTCCGCCGATGATGGCACTTATGCAAGCTCGGCCTATGGCAGTCTTGGTCTTGAAGCTCCCGAAGAAGACGAAGCCATTCCGTATGCTCAGCTCACCCCCGAAATTGTCATCGGCTGGGTGAAGGACAAATTTGGCGACGAAAAAGTTGCCGAAATTGAAGACGCTCTTGCTCAGCAAATTGAACAGCAGCGTGAGCCGAAAACTGGCACTGGCCTTCCCTGGGCTTGATAAATGGCCGCAAAATCAAAGATTGGTATTAGCGGGCAAAAGCTGCATCAAACTGGCAAGCCAAAACTTACAAGGCAAGGCCAAGGAAAACATAGTAAAGCTAGTCACGGACGTAAACTTACGCGAGGACAAGGCAAATAATAAAGGGGCCAAAAGGCCCCTTTTCTTTTGTCGTTACAATGGGAAGAAAGCATAGACATCATGGGACAAGTTAATAGGGGTGGAGAGCAGTTTGAAACAGCGATTGCCGCTGATTATCGCGGACAAATTATGCGCCGTGGCATTGATAGCGGGGAAGTGGATGCGTTTGCACGCAAGCGCGTGAGCCAACCCTATACATTGTTTGATTCCGTGCTTCGTTACGACAAGCGCAGTGATGTGTGGAATGAAACAATTACTGGCTCTGCATCGTCTGTTCATGATGCAAATCAAAGCTCTATCAATATGACCGTCACCACTGCATCTGGTGACAGCGTAATGAGGCGCACTCGCCGAAGATTTCCTTATCAGCCAGGGAAATCTTTGCTTTCCATTCAAAGTTTTGCTGGGTCAGTACCAGCAAGTGGTGTTATTCAGGAAGTGGGATTATTTGATGACAATAATGGAATCATTCTTCGTGCCAGTGGCACCACTCTTCAGTTTGTTGTCAGAGGAAAATATTCTGGCATTGTCACTGAAAACGTCGTTAATCAGGATCAATGGAATATTGACACTGCTTCGTGGCTTGATTTTTCTAAGGCCAATATCTTCACTACTGATCTTGAATGGCTAGGGGCAGGACGAGCACGTTGTGGCTTTATTCTTGATGGCGAATATTATTATTGCCATGAATTTCTTCATGCAAATAATATTAGTAGTGTCTATATGACAGCGGCAGTATTGCCACAAACCTATCGCATCGCTAAGCATACAACAAGCGCCAGTGGTGCAACAATGAAACAAATCTGCTCTACGGTTGCAAGCGAAGGCGGATACGAACTTTACGGCGAAGTGTATACAATTGCCCCTGCTCTAGGCGTAATTCCTAATACAACTGGCGAGCGCATTGTTGCTGGTATTCGCATGGCAAGTGGCCGCACCGACAATGTGATTATTCCCGTAAAAGTTGATTTGGTAACGGAGGATAATACTACAATTGAATGGAAACTTCGCCGTAATCCAACCACTTCTGGTGTTACTTGGGCCGCTAGTGCCAATGGCAGGGGGAATGTGGAAACCACTTCTGCCGGTAGCATTGTTTCTGGCGGCACCACTGTTAATGCTGGCCTTTATTACAGCGCTGGTTCAGTGGAGATTAACGTGCAAGATGGGCTTAGCCTTTCCTTGGGTGTCAATGGAAGCGGAGTCAGCGATGAGCTGTTTCTTACGGTGACAAGCTCTGGCAATGCCAAAGCAACTGGCTTGCTGGGCTGGATTGAAACGCTTTAACCAGAAGCGCATTACAATGAAAGAAAAAGCTCATCATGATTACGCCAGGTAAGCACGATATTACGATTTATCAAGGCGCAACTTTTGAGCTTCAATTGCAATATAAAGACGCCTCTGGTGTGCCGGTCAACATGAGCGGCTACACCGTTGCGTCTAAATTGTACGACCGTCTCGGCAATACGAAGCTTGCTGATTTTGCAGTAACGTATATCAATCAAGCTAGTGGTATATTCAAAATTCGTTTAGAAGCCTCAGGGACTAGTGGCATTACACAGCAAGGACAGTATGACGTACTAGTAACTGAGCCTAACAATAGCGCATATTATTTAGTTGAAGGAAATGCCTTTGTTAATCTTGGCTTGAGCTTCAAATGACAGTCGTCGTACAACAGTCTTCTTCCATCGTTTCAATTGCAGAAACGGCAGACGCTTCTGTTGTCGTTAGTCAAGAAGCAAATACAATACAAATACAAGCTCCTCCACCATCGCCAAGGCTTGAATTTTTTGGTGAAGGCCCTCAAGGGGCCATTGGTCCTCAAGGGGAAAAAGGAATTAATTTAGACGAAACCGCTAAGATTGATGGAAGTGTAGTTTACTACGATGCTGCCGCTGCTAAGTTCAAAGCAGATGCAACAATCACTAAAACTCTTCTCACTGATGGAGGCAATTTCTGATGTCTAATACTTTACGGATTAAGCGTCGTGCAAGTGGCGCTGCTGGTGCTCCGACAAGTTTAGCCAATGCAGAATTAGCCTTTAATGAAGTTGATGATACGCTTTATTACGGAAAAGGAACTGGCGGCCAAAACAGCACTGCTACTACCATTGAGGCAATCGCTGGCAAAGGAGCCTTTGTAAATCTCACTGGCAATCAAACAATTAGTGGCAACAAAACATTCACTGGAACAGTTGATTTAAGTGGCGCTACTATTGCGACAATTACTACAACTGGCGCTGTAACAATTGGCGGGGATTTAACCGTTAATGGCACTACCACCACTGTTAATAGTACGACAATTAGCGTTGATGATAAGAATTTAGAACTTGGCTCTACTGCATCGCCTTCTGACGCTAGCGCTGATGGTGGTGGCATCACTTTAAAAGGAACAACGGACAAGACGTTTTCCTGGGTGGATGCTACGGATGCTTGGACAAGTAGTGAGCATATTAATCTTGCAAGTGGCAAAGCCTTCTATATCAATGGTTCGTCTGTATTAACGGGTACAACTCTTGGTGCTGGCGTTGTCTCTTCAAGCCTGACAAGCGTTGGCACTATTGGCACCGGCATTTGGCAGGGTACTGCTATTGGACTGGCTTATGGTGGCACGGGAGCATCATCTGCATCAGGCGCACGAAGTGCTTTAGAGCTTGGCACAATCGCTGTTCAAGCAGCTAGCGGTGTGACTATTACTGGCGGCACCATTTCAAACGTTACGCTTAGTGGCGTGACCATCGTCAATTCCACCATCGACGGCGGATCATATTGAAGCTATGCTTGGGCAGCATCATACTGCCCTTTTCTCATGGCTTTCCCATTTGTTGCAGAAGGCGAGTGGTACAAGCAGCAAACCGAACATCTTTCAGACATTCTGGCTGAGCTGCTAACAGATGATGATCCGGCAATGGCTTGTAAGGCCCTGAGTGAAACCATTGCTACATGGGAAGACTATCACGAGAAGGAGCTTGCCAAATGGAAGCGCCTCAGGGTGCTTCTGGGCCTGGGAGCTGGTACGTAATCCTTAGTTCTCCGCCAAGAGCTTTGACGGCCTCGCTAGCGTCCGCTGGCGGGGCTTTTTCAATAAGCACAGATGGAACGATGGCATCAGGAAGAGGAGTGACTTTTGCATCAGGGAAAAGCTCATGGGCCTTTTCAGCGAGAGCATTTGCTTTTGTTTCACGCTCTTCTTTTCCCCATTGCTTGACCAACGCAGTTGTTTGTTGGTCGATTTTCTCCATAACAATTTTTGTTTTCCACTCTGCCCAATCAGGCCTGCAATAAGCCATGAGCATTTTGAACCATGGCTGCAAAGCAAGAGAGGGCCGCTTTTCGACGGCCCATAAGCCTAGTTCGTAGCACAAGGCATTAAACCAGGATTGCCTACTCATCCCTCCTGAAACACTGAAATAAATACTGTGCCGGCTTTAGTGAGAGGAAGAATCTTGTCGCGCAGGTCAATATTATGACAACGCACGCAACCATGAGTGGGGACCAGGGGCTGCTTGGGAACCCATGCGCCGGGCCAGCCATTAGCAGAGCCACCTCCGTGCGTCATAATTCCGGCTCTACTATTGCCGGTTTCTTGATTTTCTAGTTCGACCATATCGAAGCTGTACCAGCCGTAAGCCATGAGAGTACGGTCATAAGCAGGCTTGTCGCCCACCTTCTCGTAGTCTTTGTAAATGGCACCAATTTTATAAAGGCCAGGGGGAGTGTCTGAATTAGTAATCTTCCATTCAAAATCACTATATTGCCCACGAGCAAGACAAGGGATTTCCCATAACAGCTTTCCTTCAAACGAGAAAGCTTTCATGGTTTCTATTGCATCGTTCACGATTAAATGTGAATCGCCTTTCTTAAAACCAAAATCTTGTGGGCGTTTCTTTGGACCAATCATAGTAAAAGTAGTGCTCTCAGGAGCATATTCCTTCATGAGTTTAGATAGTTTTATAGGGTAATCGGGATCAGTGGCATACGACTGCTCCTTGAGCATTCGCGCTGCTGCATAACGATTAGGGGCATTATTAATGCCTTTAAATTGACGATAATCTTTGTACCATCGCGTGATTAGATATTCAATGCAAGCAGCAAGACTGGGAAAATCAATGAATCCTGCTTTAATGGTCACCCATTGACCGTCATACCATTCTTGCGTGGTTGTAGTAGTGCCACTTCCTTTTAAGCCTAAATAATTATGCTTTCCAGAAGTGTGCTTTCCAAAGCCACTTTCTAAGCAGCACTGTGCAGCTACCAGTTCTGGATATCGAGCGCCATATTTACGAGCAATTTGGAAGCATTCATCCCAGAATGCTCGATTTGACGGCCACATGGCCTCAGCCCTTCACGCGGAAAATAGTTTTCAGGCCTTCAATAAGAAGCTGAAGAACGTTGTTGCTTTTCCAGGGGGAATGATCCAGAATTTGGTCAGCGGCGGCAATAATGATACCACCAATAACAAACCATTCTGCGCCGCTCATGATGAACAATGCAAGGAAGATATAAATACGCTAGCGCTTAATTTCTAAACTGCGCACTCTTGTTTCAATGTCACTCATCTTGTCTGTGAGCACGCTTAGCTTTTCGGTGATGCTTTCAATTTGCACTGCCACTCTTGCTTGCTGAGTGCCCACTGCAATAAGCATGGCGCCTGTTGACAGCAACATGCCAGCCGTGATGGTGGCTACAAAATTTGCAAGGCCCTCCTTGAAACTGTCCATAGCCATCAATCAATACGCTTATTCTATAAAAATTCACGAGGCATTATTTAGCGTTAAACTATGGGCAAGACAATTTAATAGTGCCATGCTAAGAGCGAATGGTCCTGATGAGCTGCTTTACTCTCTCATTGAACTTCGCCCTGGTGATGCAAAACGCAGATTTCGCAAAAGCATCTTTGAAGACTATTTTTTAAGGGGACCATTTGGCCAATGCGCCTGTGCATATTGCGGAGAATGGAAAGAAAAGCTTACAATCGACCACATTATTCCAAAGAGCAAGGGAGGGCCTCATTTTAGTAAATTTAATCTTGTACCTTCTTGTCGAGCTTGCAACCTTTCCAAAGGCAATGAAAACCTTTTTGAATGGTGGCGTCCTCAGCAATTTTGGACTGAAAAGCAAGAAGAAATTTTAATGGCGTGGGTATATTGCAATAGTTTTGTTAGTGCTCACACCGACCAAAAAGAGCTTGAAGCATGGTGCGAGAAGAAAGGGATTGTCCTGCCGATGCATCAATCAATTGAACATGAAAAAGCCCCCTTATGGGGGCTTTGTTGTAGTGCTGCTTAGCTTTCGACGGGAGCAAACATCACTTGTTTTCCTGGAAGATCGTAACGGACACCTGGCATCGGACAAAATCCTCCTTCGCATTGCTGAGAGGCGTTTTCAAGAGCTTCAATTGCTTCTTGCTGTGGCTCATTTTCCATATTAAAGATGAGAAGGTCAAGATACCAGCTCGCTTTTTTCAAATCCTCCAAGCCATTCTTGTCTTCATAGCGCCAAACATATTTGATGATATTTCCCTTTAGGAAACCCTTAAAGCCGTCTTTGTCCATTGAGGCTTCGATAGCCTCAATACATTCAATGCCACCGTTTTTGGCATAGTGGCGAGGATTTTTAACAGGATCGTGCATGGTCAAAATGATGCTTGGTGAAGATCAAAAGCTTCAAAAGCTTCTTTAAACAATGGGCGGGCCAAGGAAGATAAGGCTTGAGCATAAGCCTGAATTTCCCATTGACTACTAGCTTCATCTCGCAATGAAATAAAATGCAATAAAGCTTGCAAGCTGCAGGTCCATGTGAAAGAAGTGTAAGTGGACATAGGCAGGATTCCTCGCGCTTGCTCCTTGCTCACTCCTAGCGTCAGGAGAGCCCTGTAAGCCTGTTTAGCCTGTTCTAATGCCTTGGCATATTCAATCATTGCCACTTGATTCATAGCAGGCTCCAGGGGGCCACTGGAGGCTTGTTTATTGTTTGAGCTTTGATAACGAAAACCTCGCGGCATATAAGACACTTCATCATCGGCTTCGCAATAGCGAAAGCTTTTTTCATTCCAGCCAAGTGTATCGTTAGCAAATGTTCCACCAATTACATGCTTCCACCATTGCCGACAAACATAAAGTGGAGCTTTCACTTGCCATTTTGTAATGACACCACGAAATGGACTGGTGTGCTTGTGTTGCACTAAATAATTAAGCAGCTTTTGGTCTTTTTCAGACCATTCACTACTCGTTTGATCAAAACTTTGACGGGCGTCACAAACAATATCCAAAGAGCTTCCCATCCAATCAATGAGACGCACAAAGCTAATGCCATCCATTAGCGGATCAATTTTGGTCATCATTCAGCTTTGTCAGTCGTGATAAGGAAACGAAAAGTGGCGACAATCAGCACCCAGTTCCAGAAAGTCAAAGAAAAACTAGGAATCAACAAGCCTGCACAAATGCTTACAAGCCATGCTTGCAAACACAGCGCGCCAAACCCTACGAGCAACACTGCAATAGTTTTGGACAAGTCCTTAAGCAAGTCGTCAGTTGCTTTGGTAAGCATGGTTGATCAGCGAGAGGGGTCGAAGTCGTTGCAAACTGATTGTAGGAGCAATGTTCGTAGCTGAATGCCACCGTACTCGTGCCTTCTTGGCACGTCCGCTCGCATCAAAACCTTCAATGGTGCCAACAATGGAAGAGGGCATCCACCCTGCTGCTGTACGTTGTACGTACACCACGTCTTGTCCTGGAAGCCATTCATGGTTGCGAGGAGTGCGAGGGAGCTTGTACGGACGGTAGCCCGTCCCGCATTTTACGGCATCCTTCCCATCATCCACCCGATAAACAAACCGTTTGCCAAATCGCTGCATGGCTAGGCTAAACGAAACAATGCAAGAGCAATGAACACCTTCTCTATTCCCATTGGCTTAAAATACAATGGTCAAGATTGTATTGGCGTTATGGGGCCTTTTGAACGCAGCATGGAACGGGACTTTGCTCTCGTTGCCAATAAAAAAGCCCTAAGCGAATGCGGCGATATTGAGAAGCTACGGGAAGTGGCTTGCACAATGATGGAAGGCTGGAGCAACATGCAGGAAGCCGTCACTGCCCTAGTAAAAGAGAATCTTGAACTGCGTCAAGCCATGCAAATGCAGCAGTGTGATCTTGAAGCCGCTGATGCGTTGCTAGGCGAAGCCGGAGAGGCTATTAAGACGCTTGCAGAAAAGCAGCAATCCGCTCAAGCCAAAAAAAATCTTTGGCCGTTTGGCTGGTAAGAAGAAACACTTTCCATCCACCCATCATTGCCAAATTGAATTTACGAGCATCACGCTCATAACCTGAGCCAGTTACGTGACGGCCACGATTAAATGTGCCACCTTGTATCTCAATAAGAGAATGTGAAGACAAATGAGCGAAGTCTGCCCTGTAACGTTTTGAACGCTTGCTTTTTGCATAGCGCTCTTGAAAATCAGATTCCCAGGTTGATACGTCGCTGAATTCCCTGGTCAATGGAAGGTCAGGGAAATGCGCTTGCCATAGTTCTAAGAACTGATCTTCAAGAGCGCTCACTAATTAGACAGCAGCAAACGCTACGTTAGCGCCTTGATTTTGATATTTTCCATCGCCATAGTCTTGAGCTGAGTCGGAATTAAGACGCAAGAACATAACTTGGACGATGCCCTCGTTTGCGTACACGCGCACGGGGAAAGCCAAAGGATTGACAATAGAGATAGTAAGGTGACCACTCCAGCCAGGCTCAATCGGGCACACGTTAAGAATGGTTCCTTGTCGAGCATATGTGCTCTTGCCGTCTGTGATCCCCATTATGTTAGGCGGCATTGTCAAGAGTTCCACACTCACGCCAAGAGCATAAGAAAACGGCGGAAGGACGAAGAACATGGAGCCATTCTGCTCAACAGGCGTTGCCTCATACATCAGCTCTTTGTTGAAGGCCTTCACATCCAACGCTTCAATGGGAGCATTGTTATTGATGACCATAAAGCCCTTTGGGGAAAGGCTCAAATCATATCCAGCATGGCTCAAGCCGTATGAGAGGGCTTTGGTGCCGTTGGGAAGCTCCCTGGTTTTCTCTGCGACGAAAGGAAAAATAAGATCATTTTCAGCAAGAATGCTGATTTCCTTGTCATTAAGAAGCATGGTTCTGGAAAAAGAAAAGGGCTCTTAAGAGCCCCGTTGTCAAGAAAAGAAAAGCTTTAAGAAACGATCAAAACGGATCGTCAGAGAAGCTTTGCTTTGCCTTGTTGCCGTTGTCCCACATCGAAGCGTAGGCCTTGGGAGAGTTGTCAAGCTTATTGACGGTCACTTGCCCTTTGAAATGAGGGGCAGTATCCTTGTCGCGCTTGTCATTGTCCCAAAGCGCAAAACGTAGGGAGTAGTTTCCTTGGGGGTTGGTGCCTGCCTTCTTCATCGCGTTCAAGATGTCAGGAGTGAGATCGAGAGTGCCAGAAAAAGTAGGAGCGTCGCCAGCGGGCATTGAGTGTTCCTCAACGGAGTGTAGTAGGCCCTGGAAGGGGCATAAGAAGCATAGCGCTATGAACAGAGGAGTCAAGCTCCACGGTCCATAGAAATTGTTAAGGGGCGCCCGCCTGGGTAGTGCTCAAAGAAGAACTGCTGCACTTTCTGCACCATGATGCCTGCTTGCATAGCAAGCTCAGCTTCGGAGAGGCTGATAATTTGCGCCTCCTGGCCATTGCCAGTGTCAGGATCATAAATAGCAATGGCGCAATGTGCCTCATTGATTTCAATGTCATACATCTGTTCAATAGCTTGCACGTAGGCGCCAAGCTGCATGCGATAGTCGGCTAACTGAGTGTCAGGCTTTTCCTTGTAGCTCGTCTTCCAATCAAGCAGCGCATAAGCACCGTTGTTCATTTTGGCGAGCATATCAAAAGTACCTGAATAGCCAATTTCTTGTGCTGGATCGTACCAAGCGATGGCGCTTTCAACAAGCAGTGGACTATCTACGCGTTCAAGAAAGCCCATGATGCTTTCAAAATAAGGCACGTAGTTTTTATGCGAGTCGAGGTGGGCTTGAATGTCTTCACCATTCCAGAGGTCTTCTAGAACACCGTGAAGCCAATTGCCTCGATCCACAGCATTACGAGTGCGACGATTAGCTTCTTCATCGCCCACCTTCCTGCGCCAGTTCATGAGAGCTGCAATCTTGCCAGGCGACGAACACGCGCTCGCAATAGTCGTCACAGAGGGCAAAACATACCCTACGGGGACATTGGGAAAATCGTCGCAGACGTAATAGCGTTTCTTGTTCAGTTGAAGCCGATTTGGTTCGTGACGGGAGAACGCTGGCATTTGAAGAGAGGCAAGGCATAGATCGTAACAAGCCACTATTTCTCGTTCATGTCCCAGAAATAGTCGCAGCCTTCCTCATCACATGGAGGCGCAGCGAAATAGCTCTGCCAGCGATCTGCAGGCGCCATGTAGCGCCAGCAGTTTTCTTTAACAGGGCATTCACCCCCCGAGCACATTGCAATGTCAGGCATGAGAATAGTTCGAGCAGTTTGATGAAGAAATTGCTTATCAGCCAAAGGATGATTAGCAATGGCTTCAAGAACAGCAGCAATGCGACGATCACTGCTAAGCGTGTCTTCAGGAAAGCTCCAGAACGCTTCATGACAAGCATCAATCAGAGAGCGATGATTCTGCACGCTTTTCTTCCATCATTTCATGCTCTTCAACCATGGTTTCCATGGAGGCTATTATGCAGCTTTCAAAGAAGCCACAAGCCAAAATAAACTGCTTGAAATGTTCAATGATTTCAGGCATGTAAATGTTATGGAAAGAATAAGAAACTTTGGTTTCTCCTTCTTCGTAAAGAAAAGTGAAGCGACTCATGGGAGAATCAGTGAAAGGATAGCCAGGATCGACAGAGCAAGGATCAAGCATGTGAAAGTAACAAGAAGAAACAAGCCAAGAGGATCATTCGCCAAAAAAGGCGGGAGGAAGCTCAATAACTGGTAGGGCATCATCATCAATGCAAACTGTTCCAGCAAAGGCCCGCGCTAAGCGGGCCGCTGCTAGATCTACTGCTTTTTTGCAACAAAAGCTTTCATACCATCAATAATGGCAGCAGTATCTTCAAGGCCGCGCACGGCATTGATTTCTTCAGTCATTTCAGCTTTGCTAATGGCAATTTGCTCTTGCTTTGCCCATAGCGTCATCATTGCTGCGACGACGTTTCCGAAGGCTTGCCAGGTTTTGACTTCCGTGGCGCGAGCAAGTCCAATGCTTTCAAGAGCAGCTTTGCCTGCAGCCATAGAAGCTTTCTCGTCGGCATAATTCAGAGGATTGGCTTTGCAAACTGCTGTGAGAGCTGCTTTTGCATCGAAGGACTCGGGGGCAGAGTCAGGGGCAGAGTCAGGGGCAGAGTCAGAAGTGCCACCAGTAGTTCCCGTCGCAGCCTTCTTGGCCGCACGAGCAGGCTTTGGGACATCTTGCTGCAGAGCAGGCTTCGGTGCTTCTTCCTTAGGGATGTCCTCTCCGGCATAGAGCCGAAGACCAAGGCCCGTAAACGTAGCGATGGCCTTGACGCTTGCACGTTGGATGTTGTCGCTAATGGCACGACCATCAAGCTGCTGAATGGAATTGTGCTTCCTGTCCATCACTGGAAATACCAGTGCTGGAGTGCGGCGAATGCCGTCCGTTAGATAGGGGCGAAGAATGAAGGCGCCAGGCTCGCCAAATACGGGCCAGCCAATGGTTTTCTCTTCAAAGGCCACAAAAAGCGTCGGGAAATGCTCCTTTAAGTAGCGGAAAGCAAAAGGCCACGACAAATAGGATAAGCCTTTATAGTCCTTTTCAATGTGAGAACCAATGCCAGGCGTGTCGTAAGCAGCTTTAAAAGCTTCAGCGCTGATTTCCAGCGGTGTAAAAATGCCGTTGTAACGGTCGAGCATTGCAGCTTTTGCAGAGTCTTCCATGCAGGAAAAGTCGGACGGAGAGTAAGTAAAGATGGCGTGGTTCATTCTTCAAGAAAAGCAAAGTGCCAGTCGAGAACATACCGTTCGCTTTCTTCATCAAAAGAGAGATACAGGCCAAGCACATCTACTCCGGTATCAGAAGCAAAGCAGTCGAACAAATGAACCACATCATGGTCCAGTTGCTTCATGCGAGCATAAAGCTCAGACGTGGTGAGATTGGGAAAATTCATCATGAAGAGAAGCAACTGCTTTATAGCCAAAGCCCGATGGTTGATATTCGCCATACATGATGACAAACATTTTCTCAGGAGATTCTGCCTTGTTAATAAGACTGTCGCCTGGCAACGGCCAGTCGTTTATCACCCTCACGTCAGTGGGTTCTTCAAGGAATTCGGGATCGTAATTTTCAGAAATTACGCCTTCTTCCCATAGGATCTTCACTTCATTGTCGGGGTGCTCAAGAAGAAATTCTTCGCAAGCAAGCTTGAGCTGAGAAACTTTCATGAACAAGAGCCGCAAAAAATAACACCAAAGAAGCTTCGGCAAGATTTTTCATCTTGCTCTTGATCTTCTTCATCCATAGAAAAACCTGGCAGAGAATTTTCTACTCCATTCAAGACGCGAAATTTGATGGGATTCACATCGTCTTCTTTCTTTACGTCAAAGGCATAGTTTTTGCTGTAGGAGCCAATCTCAATGTCGCCATAGTTATCAATTGCTTTTTGCAATTGCTTAATCAGCTTTGAAGCCTTCATAATCCTCAATGGTAATGTCAGAAGTGGAATAATCCTCAATCATGGAGAAAGCGCCATCAGAAAGAGTGGCACTACCTTCCCAGACGGGAGTAGAACGAACGAGGCGCTCCACTGTTTCGCTCAAGCTTTGCCTTGCATCATGGGCAATGTTTTTCAGATGGGTGTAGGCAGTGTCAGTCAAGGTGAAGTGGCGGCTTTTCTTGGGCTCGCCGTGATCAATGGTCATAGAACAGAGGGCCAAGAAGGTAACCGATGCTGAAACCGATGATGGCGGCCAGCAATAGCTCCATGGTTTTGCCTCGCGAGGGACATGGCCAATATAGCCGGCATGGCCAGCTCGTCAAGGTTTGAAGCTGAATCTTGTATAAAGAATTGTTAATGCCTTGCAGCAGCAGGATTCTGGTGCTAGAACACCCCCATCTCACCATCGCCCATGGCTTTTTCCATCCTCGAACACCTCGCCAAACTGGAGCCGAGCGACCATGCAGGCAAATACATCTGCCCTGCATGCGGTGGCAATGATCTGTCCGTAAACGAAGGGAACGGAGCATATAACTGTTTCAATGACGACAGTCCCAAGCATCGTGCAGAAATTCGTAATATTCTTGCGCCGTTAGAACGCTGGGAGCGTCCCATGCGTGAAGCAAAGCGCTATTTGTTTCCCTATCAAAACCGTAACCGCGAAGACGTGATAGTCGTCACGCGAGACGACACTTCTGGCAAAAAAAGCATTTCGCAAGACTATCCCACTGCTAATAACGCAAGTGGCAAGCGTTCTGAAATTGTCAAACAACTGCGAAAGAATATTCTTCCCTATCGTTATTACGATGCCATTGAAGCATCAGCAGCATCAGGCCTGCCCATCTTCATTGTTGAAGGCGAACTGACTGCCGATAGGCTTTGGGAAATTGGTTTGCCTTCTAGTACGTTTCTTGGTGGCAGCGGACAATATCGCGCAAATGGTGACTATTCGCAACTATTTCGCGGACAGAAAGTAGTTCTTTGTCCTGATCGTGACGAGCCTGGCGTGGCTCTCATGAAGGAAGTGGCTGCAGACAATCCCAATGCACAATGGTGCTACGCGGATCCCAGTAGCTTTGAATGGGACAATCTGCCTCAAAAAGGAGGCTACGACTTAGCCGACTGGCTTGATGATGGTGCAGATCAAGGTGCCATTCTTTCCTGCATCGTTTCAAAAGACAGGCACGAAGGAAAGGACGGGCTGCCTTCTTATGAGGAGATCATTGGCACGTTTGAGCGCATGGTTGGTCTCTACAACAACGACGCCCGCATTGCCTATGAAGCTCGCCAATGGATGGACGCTCATGGCGTCAAGCTAAATTCACAAGAAATCGACAAGCTGCTTTCTGAAGCGCGTGGTCGTGTGCATGGCAAAGAGGAAATGGAAATCCTCGATGCAAAAGCAATTGCACAGTCTGAAGATTCCAGAAAATGGACCATTGCTGGCATTCTTCCTGAAAGCAGTGTAATGCTGCTAGCAGCAGCTCCTGGTAGCGGCAAGAGCACTATTGTTTACAACTGGGCTCTGCACGTTGCCACAGGTAAGGATTGGAGTAACAGACGCTGCAAGAAAGGTAAAGTGCTGATCATTCAATGCGACGAACCAGTTGTTGATGCTGCAGAAAAGCTTCAAATTATTGGCTACGACGATGATGCGCTAGGCAATGGTCAAATTGATTTCATTGATCGCTGGCGCTTTAGCAACATTCCCCAACTCCTTTCCTACGTACAACGTCATCAGCCACAGCTCATCATGATAGATAGCCTCACTTCATGCTTGGCTGGCATGGACGTTGATCTCATTCGTTCTGATGCTGGCAATTGCATTTACGAACTACGTGACATTGCCAATCAATATGGTTGCTCCATTGTCATCCTTCACCACTTAAACAAAAGTGGCGGCATTCGTGATAGCTCCAGCTTTGAAGCCAACGTTAGTGAAGTGGTGAAACTCTATCGCACTGACAATAATCCCGATTCAACGCAGTTCATGTTTGAATGGACCAAGAGCAGGAGTGGTTTGGCTGGTAAGCATTTCATGCAGCGTGATCCTGCCACTTATGGCTGGTATTACAAGGGGCCTGCAGTGGGTGGCAATGAAAGTATGGACAATCTTGTCAATATGATTAATTCTCGAAAGCATGAACGTTTTGATAGGAAGGCCGCTGCTAACGCTTCTGGCTCATGGGACACCGTAAGCGTTGGACGATTACTAGAAGTGGCACGTCGTCAAGGCTTGATTGACACCAGCTTCATTATTGGTCCGAATGGCGAGCGCACCAGGATGTATCAAAGCTGGGCTTATGAAGCTCCAGATGTTGATTTTGAACCTGTTCCCGTTCAGGAAGAAGCTCCTAAAGAAGAGTCTGTTTCCATTGTTTCCAATGAAAGTCTTCCCGAAGGGGAAGACGATGATGAGTGGTTTTGACTGTCTCGCAATAGGAGGGAGGCTCTATTGCACAGCCTCCCTGCTGCCTACCGTAGCGAGCAGCTTTTTATAGTATAAACAGAAAGCGCTTGCTTAATCATGAAAATTATTTGGGACAATAGCGAAAGCAATGCTCCGCTAGAAATCGACGAGACGCAAGAAGCAAAGGAAGTGACAGCAGCATTCTTCAGAAAACTTCGTGAAGAGCTTGAGGCTGAAGATCTTGAAGAAGACTACGAAGACGAGGGAGAATAAAAAAGGGGCCATAAGGCCCCTTTCTTATTTGCGCTTATTTTGATCCTGTCCGTCTAGCCTCCGTTGAAATTCTTTAGCTTCTTGCTCTTTGCCATAGAGCCAAGCTCTAGTGCTTTGTCCTGTCTTAGGACCATTACGAGGGAGCTTGATGACTTTGAAACTATCGGGAACTGAGTTGGTCATGATTGCTTGCGAAGCCCGCAAATCCTACCACTAACCCGTTTTTCCATGGAACTAGACAGTTCGAGGATTGGCCCTCTTGTAAAAAATTTGGTGGGGGGCTGTACACTGGTTCCGGAAAGTCCCGCGAGTATCCAAGAGATCTCAGACGAGCATTCCAGGGGCTACAAGCCTATGCTGCCTGGCCAGCCAGAGCAAGCGGAGCCCCCAAGGGCGAAGCGCCTCAGTCGCAAGGCCAAGATTCCCTAAAAAGAACAGGCCAGACGAGACCTTAAACCTCCGCAATGCCGCTCCAGCCAGAGTGGAGCCCCCAAAGGGCGAAACGTTCAGACAAAAGGCAAAAGAAGCCTTCAATGAACAAAAATCTCCCTAGCATTGCAAAGGAATTTTCCTGAACAATGCTTAAAGCTCCACGAGCTGTAGACCATCTTCCACTTCTTGAACATAACGGCGTTGAAATTTTGCCTATCGTTCACTACGGCTTTTCTTCTCCTATCAAAGGACAACAACCAGCTTCACGCACTTTATATGGAGCACGTGATGGCAATGGAGAGCGCCATTGGCGCTCTAGCCTAAGCGAAATTGAAAAGCTCGTTGACAATGGCTTTGCCATTGAGCAGGAGCAAGATAATGGCTGAGACGCATTATCCTGTTAGTCCGAAAGCTTCAATGGCTAGGCATTATTTTCGCGCCACTGGACAAGATCTAGACAATGAAGGATTAGACGCTGCTTATTGCGAACTATTGAGCATTGTCCATGCTGAGATGGAAGATTTTGTCAGGAAGTATGCGCCAAAGCGCCTGGTAGAACTAGATGCTTTGATGGATCAAGCTTTTTGGCAGTATCATTAAACGAAGGAACGGGGCGCTTTGTGCGCCCCTTTTGCCATGACTATTTTTCCTGCATCGCCTGAAGAAGAGCTTTCCCGTGAGGAATGGCAAGAATTATTCAGCTTAAAACAAGCCATTGATGGCTACCCAGCGAGTATTGCCACTGATCAAATGGAACGCTTCACTGCATTGTTTGTTCGTTCTCTCCATGGAAAAGGAGATACAATTCACTGAAGAATAGTTTTACAAAATGGCGCGGCCTGAAATTGATTTCCCAACGTCTGAAGAAGAGCTTGAATATGCTGCTAAGGCATTGAAGAAAGCGGGCATTTCAGAAACGCAATTTGAAGCCGTGCGTGAAACAAAAGTGAATGGTGGTAATGGTGCTGCTGCCTATTCCAAGGAAATGCTTGGCCTTAGGCGATGGATGGTGCAAGAGCTTCTTGCTGCAAAAATGAGCAATCGTCAGATTGCGAATGTTCTAAAACTAAGCAAAGAAACAGTGAATGGTGATCGCCATTTCAACCGCGATCTTTACACGCAAGAAATCTTGAAGAATCAAGATACGCACAGGGCGCGTCTCTTGAAAGAACAAATGGAACTGAAAGACTTGGCTCTTCGTAGCTTTGAAAACAGTAAGCGCAAGAAAGTAGTGACCATTATGGACGGTGGCGACGATGGTGGGAAGGAGATGGTGAAGATTGAAGAAAGCGCTGGCGACGCGTCGTTCCTCAACGTGGCCAAGAACTCCCTGGTGGAACAAGCAAAGCTGCTTGGTCTCAATGAAATCAAGCAAGTGGAAAACCAAGACACCTCCTACAGGAAATTCCTGAAGGACTTGTCTTCCACCATTGAAAAGGAGAAGGAAGCTAAAGCAACAGAAGAGCGCAGGAGCAATTCTCTTCCTGCGTCTGTTGAGACTATCAGCTTCGATGCAGAGCCGGAAAACGAGCCACTTCCTGACGCCATGCCTTTACAAACAATTAATGAAGATGATTATTGACAATGGCTCCGCAAGGGGTCATTATTAATGAAATGCTTCCTTTGCATTGGACAATTTTTCTACAGTCAACGACTTTCTACGCCAAGCAGTGGCAGCTAAAGATGGCAAGCGTGAAGCCATTGCATCTTCAATATCTCCTGGTCTCCAAGACCATGGCACTGTAGGCGTTCCGCCAAGCTTGGCTAAAACTATAGAAGCCATGCTGCAGAAGCATGGCGACGAAACCTACCGGCAAGTGGCACTGTTCTGCCTAGGTAAGTGGTTTGAGCTACATATTGGTATGTTTGAAGAGCTGATTAGCGAGGAGCCCAGTATGGCCTGTAGTTGCCTGATGGACGCCACTCGCATTGCTGATGCTCTCCATCTCCTTTCAGAAATCAATAGCATTGGAGGCGATGGCGGATGGCGCACCATGCTTGAAGAAACACTCAGTCAGCACATTCTTGAAGAGCTTGAGGAGGAAAAATGGTGATGGCCTCTATTTGCCGCACCTATCTTATTACCACTTCAGAAGGAAAGAAAATTGCCCTTGGGGCAATTTCTGCTAAACAAGCAGAACACTTTCTTCTTGTAATGCGTCCTGATTTAAAAGTGGCATTAATTGAAGAAATTTCTCCTCTTCCAGAAGATCCCAAACTATGATTTTCTCTTTCCATTGCACTGACGCCACTGGACACATTCGTCTAGGAGATTTCTGTTTTCAATGGAGAAATAGTTTTCTTCTTGGCACAATGTACGATGGTTTTGGTGAAAGCCAATTAGCCATCGGAAATCGCTCTTTCCATTTTGGACAATTTCGTTTCGTTTGATCATGGAAATCCAGCTCTCCTTGGTTGAAGAGCATCCCCTTCCTCGCATGATTCACATTTGCATTCCGCCTCAATTGCAAGAGGAAGCACAAGCTTTGGCTATGGAGAATCCTCCTATTCACCCTGCATGGCGAAAGGCTCAACAACGTGGTAGGCATTTTGTTATTGCCACCAATGAGCTTGATGACATTACGGAACTGGCTGACTTTGCTCGCACCAACATTGAAGAGCCTGAAGGGCCAATGAGCAAGCCAAAGCGCCAGGCCTATCAAATTCTGCTAGACAGGGCTTTTAGGCACGCTGAGCTGATGCCAGTGGGCTCTTGTCATGCCATTGCCATTAAATGGCGAGACAAGCCACTGCCTATCACTAAAAACCTAAGCATTGCCACACAGGCTTTGCGCAAGCCACGAGCTTTGTAACGATTTATGAACGGCCCCCTTGATGGGGGCCTTTTTGCTGGCACAATACGCCCATGCAGCGGCGAACGCTGCTAGTCCTCTGTTTCACCATTGTGACCACTACGTTCAACCACACTCTTCCCAATCAGCCCATCTGTGCTTTCAAGGATGGAGAATTGGCAATGTTCTTTGGCCAGCCAATGGTAACGCGCAGCTTCTCTATGGCAGACCTACAGGAATTTATTTGCACCATTGAAAAGGCTATTGATGAAGAGCCTAACCTTGTGCAACAGCTCGCATTGAATCGTATCCGCTGTGCTTTTATCGTAAGCCTGGAAATGCTTAAGGAAAATCATGAAGAACTGCAGAAAGAAGCTCCCACTGGCTCTGATTTTGAAGAGTATTTGATGAACTACAACAGTGCAATTAAAGGAGGCAAACTGTGACTTCCACTCCCAAAGATAGGCTTTCAGACGCTATTTTTGAATACTTTGAGAATGACAATGGCGACCAGCTCATTAAAGATCTCGCGGAATTGTTGGCGCAAGATCGGGATCATCATCTTAGGAAATTTCGCGCTATCTCTCATGCCTACGAACAACTCTTTGGCCAAAGCTTCTGATCCATTGTTGGATTGGGACCACGATAAGCGAAGCGTGATGCAACTTGCTACTGCCAAGCTTGAACGCAGGCTTCAGTATTGGCGAGAAAAGGAGCAAGAGGAAATCCTCAAGCGTTATCGTCTCATCACTTCCATTTAGCCACCTTGCCCAGTTCTACACACTACGAGGTTCAACAATGAACTACATCGACGAGCTTTATTTGCGCATCAACCGAGCCTATCAAGCGCTTGAATCGGCAGGTGAGTTGAAAGCTGCAGACAGCGTTGAAGCTGCAGCGGCTGATGCTGGGACTGATGTTACAAAGTTGATGGCGGTTGCTGATTATGCAGCTTGGCATCTTGACCAGCTCCAAACCCAGTAGTCAACATCACTTCTTTTTTTATGTCTGAACTTTCACCCGCTGCTCAGGCGGTGTTTGACGCCATCTTCCCTGTTTACGATGACGAAATTTTGTATGTTGCGCCTGCAAGAAAACATGCAAGCATGATTGCCG